ATCGAAAGAACCTTTTGACTACCTTGTTCGATTGTTACGACATAAGGTAATTTTATTCCTGACGGTTCACCCGTCTGAGGATTCTGGTCTTCAAAACCTTCTAGGTCTAAATTCACATGACACTCAAGTAGAGTGTACATCTGTTCGTTTCTAGAGGTTCTTGTAGTTCCTTCCAGTTTTCTTTCCGCATCTTCAATCTTATCTTGAGGAGGCATTCCTGGAGGAGTTAATTCTATATCTCTATAGAATCCTGAAACTTGTTGTTTTCTTAAATCGTTTTCTGAAGTTTTAATAATATGAATAATAGCTTCTGCATCATCAAGAGATGTTGCTGTGTATGGCACCACTAAATCATCTGCGGGTACAAATTTAGAAACAGCTCTTCCTAGTAATGCATCATAATAAACTTTTTTAAACGTAGAACCAGCTAATGGTAAATGAAATAACATAGAATCAAATTCAGGTTCGTATTCTTTCATTTGATCTATGAGCTGGTAGTTCATAAATTCTTTTACCCTCTGTGCTTGTTGCATCCTTTGAGGATTGGATGCACCAATCACTTGGGTTCTCACCGGACCATCCGCAGGCAATAGTTCCTTGTAAGCTTGCGCTTGGAACTGTGTGACTGCTTCCGCTAAAACGGGATGCGTAGCACCACTTGCTCCTTGGAATGGTTGTGTTCGGTTTTCATATTTGAAACCTAATAAATCTAAACCAGTCACATAAGCTTGTTCCCAGTCTTTTCTAGAAGATTTATAATCTTGGTAATCTCCTGCTAGTTTTAATCCAACAGGATCTAAAATATCGTCAGGTAATATATCTGCTAAGTTATCGAAATGATTTTCTGTTCCTGGAATATTTAAATTAGCGCTAGGGTCAAAATTAACCGTAGCTCCACCATCTGCTTCAGGTGTAACTTCTATTTCAGGTCTATCTATTTTTGCCTCTTCCGTAACGTCTACTTCTGTCATTACATCATTAGGTGCAATAATAGGTTCGTTAGTTGTAACGTTCGGGAGTCCTTTATCTATTCGATTATCTGCCATTTAAACTCCTACCATTTTCTAACACGATTAAACATAGAAGACAAGCCTCCTCCTTGAGGCATCGGTCCTGATTTGGGTGGTATAGCGTGAGGTCTTCGGATCCCGGCTATTCCGCCGCCTGCAAAACTACCTGTTTGTAATTGTTCCGAAAAACTAGCTCCTGGCGGCAATAGTTTATCCGCCGGTCTACCTTGTGCCCCATAAACTTGTTCACCACCAAACACTGAAGCTAAATCAGACAAAGAACTTTCGTGAAGTCCACCGTAATATCTATATAAAGTCTCATACATTTTGTAAGCCTCGGATAAAGATAATCCTTGTTCTTCCACAGCCCTATCAACAATTTCTGAAAGATGTTGAGGAGTAACTGATAAGTTTTGTCTAAGATCAGGTAGTAGATTTAGATTTAATTGTTCTTGAGTTTTTGTAATAGGAGTTAAATCAATATTTAATCCACTTTCATCTTCCACAGGTGGGTTTTCTTTACCCCATACTTTCATATCCTGAATTGCTTTACCAATATTTGGTCCTTTTATACCAAATTTTTTATCTAACCATGTATCTTCAAACATTCCACTAGGGTTAGCTTTAGATATATCATAAGCTTCTTCACCTATTCTTTCTCCTCGAATTAAATTGTCAGCTGATACACTAGACATCCTAATTTTTTCTTCTTGTTCTTTAATGTGTTTGTCATAGTATTTATTTATATCTTCCTCTGTCATACCAGCCGTCATATAATCAAAATCACCTTCACCACTTAATGCTAAGGCGTTATCTTTAGACTGTTTTAAACTATCGAGTTTGTCTAAATTTTTTTTATAAATTTGAGCGCTTTTAAATAAATTTGCAGCATCATTGCCCAGCGTTCTTTTTACTTTGTCAAAATCAGCAGATAAAGTTTGGTCCCCAGGTAGTATATAATCAGATGCTCTTTTTAAAGCTTCGGGTAAATTATCTCCCATTCCCAGTCCAAACAATGAATGACCGACAACAAACGCTGCTTCAGGTAGAATCCCCCACTTGGCAAGAATTCTTAGTTTGTTAACATTAGTTGCTCCAGAAGCTTTTAAAACATTACCAAAGTTTCTAGCTTCAGCTCCAGGTTTAATTTTTCCTGAGTTAATTTTGTCTACCCCTTTACCGAAACAATTAGTGCCTTCTTTAAACCCAACCCTGCCGCCAGCGGCTTTTCCCGGGCAGCCTATTCTTTCTATCATGATTTTGATATAATCTTTATCTCCAGTTGCATAAACTTGTTTTTTAAATTCAGGAACAATTTGTTTATAAGAAGGTAAACTTCTAGGATTAATTCCTTTAGATCTTGCTTCCCATATATCCGCCATAGCTCCCATAGGAAGGGCTTTAGTTTGTATAGCAATTCCCTTAGTCTTAGCTACTCTTAAAATATCTTTTTGAGCTTCAGGCGTTAGTAAGTTAAAATGTTTGACTAACTTGCTAGGATCCAAATCTTTTCCGACTCTTAATTTAGCCGTATGAATTCCATAATCTTTTGCAAATTTACTGGATTTGGTGTTCCATGCTTTAGCGACGTCTTCAACACTATTGTATTTTTTTCCATCCAATGTAAAATCTTTTGTTTGTCCATCCATGATCTGGGTGAAAATTCTTGAAAAATCCTTATCTAATAATCTACCTTTATCTTGGTTAATTTTTGATTTTAAAACTTGCCCTAATTCAGTATATCCAGGTGCTTTTTCATAAGTTGCAGATCTTCCAATAACTTCATCAATGTCAATTCTGTCTCGTCCAAGTTCAGGCTTTAATGTCTCCAGCATTGATCTTAACGTTCTACTAGAGGGTTTTAAAAGATAATCCCTAACTGTAATCATTCGATCACCAATTAATCCTGTTCCAAATTTAAATACTCCAGGATAATGAATATGACCTAATAATTCTTGTCTTTGTGCAAGAGAATAATTACTTAAGCTTAAACCGCCAACTTTTCTTGCACCCACTAAAAATTCAGAAAATTTCGAAACATCCGCCCTTACATTTTTTAAATTTTTAATATTATCCGTTCCATAGATTTGTTTTGCTAATTGTGCTTCATTAGCGTCGGGATCTATTTTAAGTTCCTGGGCAACTCTTACTATTGCTTCATCCCAACGTTGCTTACTACCTACTATGTTAAAATGTTTTTTAAAAATAGAGTCTCCTTTTTTATTTCCACCTGTAATTATTCTGTCTGCATCTGTAGCATTAAAATCAATTTTGGTTTTGGATTTAAAATCTTTAAGTAATTCTGACATAGTCATTTTAATTTTCCCGGATCCTTTCTTATTTGTAATTTTTTCTTGCAGATAATTTTTAAACTGCGTTGCTTTGCTATCTGCAAATTTAAATACATCTGCATAATTTTGTTGAGTATTAAGAACATCATAAGCTGATTGAATATTAAAGTTTTTATTTTTCACTAAAGGATAAGAATCTAGCAATGCTTTTTTTGAAGCAAAAGAAGTTTTGCCTTTTGCTATTTTATTGTCTAACCATTTTCTAAACTTATCCATTTCTGGAGAGGTGGAAACATTACCTCCTTGCGTACGAGCTTTATCCTCTAAACCCAGCGCTATAATTCTATTTTTAACAGTTCCATGAGTTGTATTAAATTTCTTCTGAACGTCCGTGTTTTTAAAATCTGGTTTATCAATATTTTCTTTAATATAGTTATCAATGGCAGGAAATTTAGCTGCTGCTTTTTCCTTTTTAAGACGAGCCGATTTTGTGCGACCTAATTCTTGAATTTCTTTTGTTAAATTCGTTTTTTGACCGATGACTTGGCCCCCATCATCAAATCCTTTTCTTTCTTGAACAAATCTTTTCCAAGCACCTCTAGATTCAAGAGGCGTTGAACGTGTTACCCATTGTACAACTTTACTATCCATTATCTTCCTAACATGTGTGCAAGGCCGCCTTTGGCAAAGTCATCCATTTCTTCAGCTGCTTGTTCAGCTTGCATTTCTGCTCTACCTTGAGCCAAATCATCTGCTTCTCTTTTTTTGCCTACAATTTTCTTATCTATGTTTTTACCCGTTGCATATTTTTCAACTTCAGTAAAATCAGATGCATGATCTCCATATTTCTCAATGGATACATCTTCATATTTTACACTCTCTGCATCTCCAGTAAATTCTGCTTCTTCCACATCAAACTCATCTTTTGTTTTAACACCTTTTTTCTTTTTAACTTTTCCAGTTTTAGATATTTCTGGTTCAATCCATTCCCCTTTTCTCAAAGTAAGTCTTGTGGGTTGACCGTATCTTCCATCTTCCCATCCATGTTTTCCTTGTCCAATATCAACTATGGTATCTCCTGTATTTAAATCGTGTTCTACCGTAACTTTAGTTTTACTTCCAGGAAGCTCTGTTTGTTTAACAATTTGTCTTTCAACCGTTCCTCCTATGTCTTTTCCTTCTTTAAGAACCTTCTCTACAAGTTTAGGAAACCATGCTGGCATTCCAGCTGCGTTAGAAGTTTCAACTGCTTTAAGAGTTTTTGCTGCAGGTTTTGCCCACTTAAAATATTTGCCCAGAACTGGAATTGAAGCCAGACCCGCTGCTAGTTTTAAAAAGTTTCTTCTGCCTTTGTTAAAGCCTCCGTTGTCGAAACCTATTCTTCCACCATTAGCAAATTTTTTTGACC